TCCAATGCCAGGCGCAGTTGGAGACAAGGGAGACGAAGGAGCCGTAGGCCCTCAAGGTCCACAAGGAGCACAAGGTTTGCAAGGAGTGCCAGGTGCTGATGCACTATGGAGTTACAATGGCCAATGGCAGAGCAATGCTTCATATGCCGAAGGTGATATCGTAACTTATCAGGGACAACTGTATTACACAAAGTCAGTTACAACTGCTGGAACACTTCCAACCAATACTACTAAGTTTGATTTAATTGCATCAAAGGGTGCAGATGGACAAGCAGGAACAAATGGTACTAATGGTACTAATGGCACAAATGGTGCAGACGCACTTTGGAATTACACAGGAGAATACAGTAGCGGAGCATCATATGCCGTTGGAGATATAGCAACATATGACGGACAACTTTGGTATCGCTACAACGCTAATGGTGGAAATGTTGGAGACACTCCTTCACCAGGACTTTGGAATTTATTAGCAGCAAAGGGTGCAGATGGTTCTGGTGGAACAGCAAACACTGGAGATATAACTTTTGATGGTGTAAAAATTATTGGTGCAGGAACAGCATCTGGTGATGGATCTAATAGAGGAACAATAGACTTAGTTCCAGATGCAGATTTGCTTACAAATCAATATCATGAAGATCAGTATTTGATTATTGATCCAACAGCACCAAACCATATTCATATTCGTGGAGGAGGAACACAAGATGCTTCTACTGCAGACCTATTTCTTGGCGGAGAAAGAAACAATGTTCGTGTTTCAGATGGCGGAAGAAGTGTAAGTGTTAGCACAAGACCAAATACAGTTATTAACACATATACAAATCAAAATACAACAAGTAACACTTCTTTTGTAACAAGTAATGCATCAAGTATTTATATAGGGGATACACTGTTTTATGTAGGCGGAGATATAGTAACTGTTGATTCAATTACGCAGGACTCACCAAGTGCTGGTCTACAAACTATCACAGCAAACTTAAATGGAGCACCAGCCTCATTTGTTGCAGGAGAACCGCATATATTTAGCCATGAAGAAGAATGGGATAACTACTGGCAGTTTGCCTCAGATGGAACTCTTTCAGGACCATCAATGGGTGGACTTAAAGTTTTAGGTTTATTAAATTCAGGTGACAATGATCTTGGTCTATATGCTAACGATGCAGACATATATCTACAGGCTTCTTCTGGGGCAGTAAATATTGCTGCACCTGAAATTAACATCAACTCAAATTCGGTACCATCTTCTTTAAACATTAATACTTATCTTGGTGCTGTTGTCAATAGCAATAGGACTTCAACTTATGCAGTCGAAGACAAGGTTGTTGCAACCCTTGGAGATTTACCAACGGGAGCAACAGGAACATTTGAAACTCCAGACAGTAAATTAGTCACAGTTACCAATGGAATCATTACATCTATAGAGTCACTGACTTAATATAGTGAGATAATAACTCCATGGCTGTTTCTAAATCTATGGACTTTCCAAGTGCAAAAAAATCATCTTATGCTGCACAAGTAGAACAAAGTCAAGCATCTCCTACTGTAGATAACGCTCTTTCATTTCTTCCAGTACCTGGCCCAGTTGGTCCACAAGGTCCCGCAGGCAGAGATGGCAGAGATGGAAAAGATGGGCCACAGGGTCTAGAAGGAAAGCCAGGTCCAAAAGGAGAAAAAGGTCCAGCAGGAAAAGACGGACTAAGTTCTTTATCTTCTTCAGGACAGCAAGCAGGATGGGCTTCTTATACAAACACAATCACCAAACCAACAAAACTCGGAGTATCTCAAGGAAACGATGGATGGGTAACTCTACTATTGGATACAAAAGAAAAGTCCCAAAATGAAAAGTACCTTCCTAAAGATTGCACCAGTCTTTGGAATAGTCATCAAAGAGCCCTTAACTTCCACGGTATAAAAGAAGGCTCTCAAGTATTCTTAACATATAACTTTGAACTAACTACCTATACGGCTAATACTGAGGTTTGGCTAAGGACATATTTTGCAAGTAAGGATCAGGAGTTTGTGCAGTTTGTAGGATCTCTTAAGTATCAAAATGTTTACAACCTTTCAGTTACTCAAAATATATTTATCGAAGACAAGGCTATGTGGGGCAACGGAGCAGTACCTCAAATTAGAACAGACTTTGATGCCTCCGTAATCTTCAATTCTGTCTACGTCAGCGTGGTATAATAAAACCATGGCATTTCCAGCAATTTATGATTTTAATTACTATAAGGGTGATACCTTTGAGTTTCGTATCTACCCGAAAAAGAATGATGGAACTGTTTTTGATTTAAGTTCATTCTATATGCCAACAAGTTATGCTAATGATCCAGATTATGTATTAGATTCATCAGCACCATATGATAGTGCACAGTTTACAATTGCAACAGCCAGAGGCCCAATAGATCCACTAGCCTTGCAACAGCCAATTAGATGTTTTGCCAGAGTTTCAGATGATAATACCTATGTTTTATGTGCAATAAGACCAACAGATGCACAGACCCTTGTCGCTGGAACAGAATATGTATATGATGTTGAAGTTAAAAAGCCAGCAGGACTTCCTGGAAGCGGCCAATACGAAATTGTTCAAACTTTGCTTAGTGGAAAAATAACAGTTACAGATCAGGTTTCAGGAGCGAACCTAAGTACTCAAGGATCATTATCAGACTTCAGTATTTTAGGTTTAACAGTTCCAGTTACATGTGCAGAGCCAGACACATCAATTATTGCAACATCAGAATATTACGGATCAGTTGTTTGGTATGAGCCAAACGGAACAGACTTAATGTCTACACAAACATTTGAACCAAATAAATCATACAAGGCAAAGATAACCATAACCACTAAAGCACCATATAAAATTAATGGAACTCCAGCAAATAAATTTGTAGTAGAAGGTGCAACAACTACAACAAACCCTGCTTACGCATCAGAATCTGCAACAGCAGTAGTAACTGCAACATTTCCTAAAACAGAAAAACCAATTTCAATTTCATCAATAAGTGGCATTACAGCACCAGTAAAAGCAGCAACACCAGTAACATCAGTTTCTTCAACTGATCAATATACTGTTGCACTTTCATGGAAAGAAAAATCTTTAACTGATCCAGTAGTTTATGAAAACTTTACTGGAACATTTAAACCATCTAGAACTTATGCAGCACAAATATTGTTAACTCCAAAAACTGGATATACTCTTTGTACTGGAATTGCTGCAGACTTCTTCTCTGTTACAGGTGCTTTAAATTATACTAACAGTGAAAACTCAGGAATAATTATTGCAGAGTTCCCTGCAACAGGTGCATAACAATGGCCGATATACTTTTATCTAATGAAGATTTAACAGTTTTTGGTGGACCAGAAAGCATAAGCCTTGACTTAGACATAGGACCACAGGGAGACCGTGGAAGCATTATTATTGGAACACTTGGAGATCCTAGAGATGCTACTGTTGCCTCATATATAGTTCAAGATGTTCAAGCGCTTGATATTGCAGTAGATGCAAACCCCAACTCCCCAACATACAGAACAGTCTTTCAAAGAATTGCTACACCTACTGGATTGCAATGGACTCCAGTTGTTAGCCTTAAAACAGAGTTTTATTCTTCTATTAAAACATTGCCTGCTGAAAACGGAAAAATCACTATCCCTCCAATAAATGTTACAGAAATTTATCTTTTTCAAGAAAGCAGTACTGTTGACTCTTCTAATTTTAGCGTACAGTACTCAATATCTTCACCAGACTCTGGTGGGCCTTTAGCGACAACTTTAGTAGTAAAAGAATTAAACACCAGTTCAGGCTTTTTAGCCTTACCACTTGAAATAAAGGGTGTAGAATATGATGGAGCAAATTGGATCCCTATGACGGGAACTAAAAACGTCCACTTATTTATTACGGTGGTATAATGAAAAAGGGTGATTTATAGTGGCAGCAGAAGAGAATATTGACAGTACGCCTAACGGTACTGGACTCTTCAATACCAAAATCCCAGGTCTTTCAGATCCAGCCGATATTCAGGCAGCATTAAAACTTTATCATTACGGTTCGTACACTTATGATGGCGCAAATACACTCCCAGCAAACCTGCCAATTCCATCTATGGCAAAACACCTTCAAAACCTTGTAGATGCAGATGCTGCAGAGGTTATAAACAGAAATGCTGCCATTACAGCCCATAATGCAGCCACAATAAATGTCCATGGCATAGCAAATACTGACAACCTAGCGACAAAAGCATATGTAATTGATGCTATAGAAGGTGCTACGGGGGCATATCCAGACCTTGCAGGAAATGGTATTGACTGGAATGCTGCAGATGGTCAGTTTGACATAGAGCCACCAATTTTAAATACAGGAACTGTAATAACAAAAAATTCTAGTTTTACTTTGTTACCAGAAGATGTTAGCAAGACTATTTTATTGTCAAACTCATCCTCAATGACTTTAACTATTCCGTCAAATTCTTCAGTTCCAATTCCTGTAGGATACAAATATGTATTTTTAGAAATAGGAGTGGGTCAAACACAATTCGTTGCAGGAGCAGGAGTTTTGGTAAATAGCAAAAATTCTCAAATGTTTATAGATTCAAGATATGGACAAGCAACACTATTAAAAATAGAAAATGACCAATGGGTTTTGTTTGGAGATATTTATGAAGGAGTTTCTGTTGCTCCAGTTTCACCACCTGTAACTCCACCAGTTGCTCCAGTTACGCCACCAGTTGCTCCAGTTACGCCACCAGTTGCTCCAGTTACGCCACCAGTGGCTCCTGTTGCACCTGTTGCTCCAGTAACACCACCACCTGCGCCTGTAGCACCAACCTCACCTGTTGCTCCAGTAACACCACCACCTGCGCCTGTAGCACCAACTTCACCAGTGGCTCCTGTTGCACCTGTTGCTCCAGTAACACCACCACCTGCGCCTGTAGCACCAACTTCACCAGTGGCTCCTGTAGCGCCTACATCAGGCGGATACTTTGCTTCATTCTGCTCTAATGGAATTGCAATGTCAGATGGAGGATCTCAATATACTAGCGTTGGCCAACTAGAGGCTTGGATAAATGGAAACTATGAAAATGTAAGTAATATTGAATATAATCAAGGATCAGCACCAGCCCTACCAACAAACTGCGGAGGCGTTTCTCCAGTTGCTCCAGTTGCTACTTTAACAACATATTATGCTTGCTGTACTAATGGCGCAGGAGTTAGTGGATCTTACGCAAACAGTAGTGATGCAGTGACAGGTTTAAATGCTGCATGTAATGCAGATGAACCAGGAATTGGAAACACTACACAAGGTGGAGTTTCTACATTACCAATATCAGGTTGCAACCCACCAGTTGCACCAGTTTCTCCTGTCGCACCTGTAGCAGTCCCAGTTGCTTCAACAATATACTATGCTTGCTGTAGTAATGGTTTAGGAGTTAATGGTTCTTATGCATCTTCTGGTGCAGCAGTAACAGGACTACAGGCAGCGTGTGCTGCAGATGAAGCAGGAAACAATTTATCAGGAGGAGTGTTTACAACACCTCAATCAGGATGTCTTTCACCAGTTGCCCCAGTTTCTCCTGTTGCTCCAACAGCAGCGCCAATAAATTCTTTATGTACTGATCTATCTATTCTTAATCAGTCACAATGCCAGACATGTGGTGGAAATTATGATACAAATCTTGGAGAGTGCTTCCCAGCATCAGCACCAGTTGCTCCTGTGACTCCTCCAGTTGCTCCAGTGACTCCTCCCGTTGCTCCTGTAGTAGTACCTGTTGCCCCTGTAAATCTATGTGCTGATCTTTCACTTGTTAGCCAGGGTAACTGCGCTGCATGTGGTGGAACATGGAACGCACAATTTGGTGAATGTATGTCTGGGCCAGCACCAGTTGCTCCAGTGACACCACCAGTAGCACCAGTTACTCCACCCGTTGCGCCTGTGACTCCACCCGTTGCGCCTGTGACTCCACCCGTTGCGCCTGTGACTCCACCCGTTGCGCCTATAAATCTCTGTGCTGATCTTTCTATTCTTAATCAATCACAATGCGCTGCATGCGGTGGAACTTATAACACAAACTTTGGTGAGTGCTTCCCAGCATCAGCACCCGTAGCAGCACCAGTAGCACCTGTCACTCCCCCAGTAGCACCTGTCACTCCCCCAGTAGCACCTGTCACTCCCCCAGTAGCACCTGTCACTCCCCCAGTAGCACCTGTCACTCCAGTAAATCCTTGTGCTGATCTTTCACTTGTTAGCCAGGGTAACTGCGCTGCATGTGGTGGAACATGGAACGCACAATTTGGTGAATGTATGTCTGGGCCAGCACCAGTTGCTCCACCATTCTTCCCACCGTTCTTCCCTCCATTCTTCCCACCGTTCTTCCCATTCTTCCCATCATTTGCACCTGTAGCAGCACCTGTAGCAGCACCTGTAGCAGCACCAGTTGCACCACCATTCTTCCCACCGTTCTTCCCGCCATTCTTCCCATTCTTCCCATTCTTCCCACCATTCTTCCCAGCATTTACTCCAGTAGCAGCACCTGTAGCAGCACCTGTAGCAGCACCTGTAGCAGCACCTGTAGCAGCACCTGTAGCAGCACCTGTAGCAGCACCTGTTAACTCACTCTGTACTGACCTTTCTGTTTTAAATCAATCACAATGTGCCACCTGTGGTGGATCATGGAACTCCCAATTTGGTGAGTGCTTTTAATATAAAACAATAACTTTAATATTGTTTAATATTTTTGATCGTGGTATAATTTTATTATGAGTGAAAAAAAACGGGATGTAAGACCTTGGGATTTAATTACACCAAGTTCAGAAAGAGCAACTGAAGAAAAAGCGGAAGAAAGATTTTCTATATGCCTTGAGTGTCCAGAACTCATTAAGTTTACAAAACAATGTAAAAAGTGTGGATGCTTTATGGTACTAAAAACAAGGCTAGAACAAGCCCAATGCCCACTAGGAAAATGGTAATGATAAAACGAGAAATTGCACCAGGAATAGTTGTATACTCAGATGTCTATGAAAGATACTTAGAAATAGTAAATAATATTGAAGACTCTGTTATGTCTGGCGTTGTTTCTTGGGCTGGTGCACTTGTAAAAACAGCAGAAGGAATTGAAGTAAAAACAGAAAGCAGAGACACACAGATAATAGGAATTCCTTATCATAGCAATTTTGAGATATACACAGATACTTTTTTATCTGAGTTTAACTTATCTGTTTCTGAAATGTTATTTAATATTGTAGACCCAGCAGAAAAAGATTATTTAAATATGTACGGAATTAGTTTTAATGATCACGAGCAATATTCATTATTAAAGTATGGAGAAGGTCAAAAATTTATAAACCATATAGATGACTATAAAGAAGGACCAAGAAGAATTTCCTTAGTTTATTATATAAACGACGACTATGTAGGTGGAGAAATTAAGTTTCCTAGGTTTGGAATAACCTATAAACCAAAAGCAAACGATCTGATTATTTTCCCTTCAACCTATGTCTATAATCATTCTGTAAATCCAGTTATATCAGGAACTAGGTATGCAGTAGCAAGTTGGATAAATTGAAAATAGTTAAAGACCCTTTAATTTTAGATAAACTGTTTAACGATGAAGACTTTAAAAAGTTAAAAGACTACCTATATAATAAAGAAAAAACCCCAAACTCTTATGACAAAGGTTTTGGAAGATACGCATTTTCTGACAGTATTGTTGATGAGTATGCACAAAAAATAACTCCATTTGCGAGAGAAGTTTTTAATAGTGATGCGCTAATTCCTTCGTATTCTTTATTTGCTCACTACGAGGGAGAAGAAGCAAACTTATGGAAACATGTTGATGACAATGCTTGTACCTACACTATTGATATGTGTGTTTATCAAACTGAGCCGTGGGATTTATGGGTAGACGATAAAGCCTACACACTTTATCCAAATCAAGCCCTTGCTTATTATGGAAATGATCAAATGCACTGGAGAGAAGACTTTCCAAAAAAAGATTATCAACATGTTGCAATGATATTTTTTCATTTTGTTGAGCCAGATCACTGGTATTTTACAAAAGGACAAGACTATTTGGATGTTCTTAGAAATAAAATTACAGAAGAAGAGTGGGAAAAAAGAAAAAGAGTTTTCTTGTGATTTACTATAAACTATGGAATCCAGCGGGACTTATAAATCAATTGATGAGTCTTGAACTTGCCGTAGGAATTAAAGAAATAACTGGTAGTCAAATTACTATCTATAATATTTTAAATGGAGAAGACAGAACAACTCCCATATATTCAGCAAGTAGAATCCATAATAATAGAGGGAGCGTTGTAGACAATTCTTCTGGGTTTTTAATATCTGACATCTTAAACTGGAAAGATAAAGAGTCTTATTTTTTAGTAGAAGATAGTAAATATTCTGTAGACACAGAAATTCCTGTAATTGAAAACTTAATGGGCTCTTATTATGATTTTATAGATAACAATAACTACAACTTTTCAGAAGGAAGAGAAAGAGTTGCTTTGTCGGATAACTTGCATATAAAAAACACTCTAGGATGGTATAGTAGGTTTTTTAATAACAGGACTAAAGAATTAGATTTGGCCATATCCTCTGTTAAATTTTTGCCAGAATATTATGAACTGTCTGAAAAAATAGCCAAAAGTTTAGGTAGTTTTAATGGGGCACACTTAAGATTAACAGATCACATATCTCAAAGAGTAAACACAACCCAGGAAATGTTTGACGTTGGAATATCAAAAATTGATAATGGCAAGCCTATATTAATTTGTACCGATGAGCCAGATAGCCAACTCCTAAAAAGCCAGAGTAGTAAATTCGTTATGCTAGATGACTACATATTAAAAAATTTTGGCAAAGAGTTTATGGACTTTAAATACAGGGACGAAGTATCCTTTGGCCTTTTAAATAATCTAGTAATGCATCATAGTGAAAAATTTGTTGGTACAATTGGAAGTACCTATACTGCCTACATTCATAGGAATATGAATCAAAAGTCAGATATAGAGTGGAACTGGTTTGACTTTATTGACAATCCAATCTACACAAACACAGGCTCTGGAGAGTATTCTTGGAATGGCATGGATACTATAAATACAGAGCAAAAACAGTGGTTTAGAGAATGGAAAGAATCGAGGATAGCAATATGAAAACAGCACTGGTATTGGGCGCAGGAGGCTTCATAGGAAGTCACATGGTAAAACGTTTAAAGTCAGAAGGGTATTGGGTTAGAGGCGTTGACCTAAAGCATCCAGATTTTTCAGAAACAGAAGCAGATGAATTTATTGAAAGAGATTTATCAGTATACGAAAATGTTGAAAAAGTAATTCAGTTTAAAGGATACCAAGGAAATTTTTATTATGAAGTTCCATATCGTGTCATAAACTCATTTGATGAAATTTATCAATTTGCAGCGGACATGGGTGGTGCTGGATATATCTTTACTGGCGTAAACGATTCTCAGATTATGGAAAACTCTGCCCTAATAAACCTAAATCTACTAAGAGCACAATCAAGACTTAATGAAAAATATGGAATCAACAAAACCAAAATATTTTATTCAAGTTCTGCCTGTATGTATCCTGATTATAAGCAGTTAGATGTCAACAACCCTGGGTTGAAAGAGTCCGATGCATACCCTGCAGATCCTGACAGCGAGTATGGCTGGGAGAAACTGTTTAGTGAAAGAATGTTCTTAGCCTTTAATAGAAATAATAAGATTCCAGTAGCCATTGCAAGATATCACAATATTTACGGACCAGAAGGAACTTGGGACGGTGGAAAAGAAAAGGCTCCTGCAGCAATGTGTCGAAAAGTTATACAAGCAGAATATTCTTTAGAAATTTGGGGGGATGGAGAACAAACTCGATCATTCCTATATATAGACGAATGTATAGAAGCAACAAGAAGGCTTATGCAATCAGATTTTATTGGACCAGTTAATATTGGATCAGAAGAAATGGTAACTATTAATCAGTTGGTAGATATTGCTTGTAGCATTGAAGGAAAGAATTTAAGCAAGATACACATACCTGGCCCTCTTGGTGTTAGAGGAAGAAATTCTAATAATGACTTAGTTCGAGAAAAGTTGGACTGGGATTACTCTATGAGCCTAAAAGAAGGAATTGAAAAAACATATAATTGGATAAAGAAACAGATTAATGAAAAGTAATGAGATTGTAAGAGAGTTTGTAATACCTGACGGAATAGGTGCTCAGTTTTGGAGAAAAGTTTATGCAATGGCATATGCAAAATATAACAATTTATTTTTTGATGAATTTCCTGTTACAGATTTTTTAATTCATGAGTCAGACAAAATAAATAGTGAAGAAGAAAAGCAAGAAGTAATTAAAAATTTTTATAAGGCAATAGACGTACCATGGCCTAAAGTAAGTAAAGAAATAACAGATAACTTTAAAATTCATGCTGGCGTTGGCATGGGGTCTATAGAGACTCAAGGAACCTTTATCGGAAGTCAGGAATTTTTGTCTTGTGCAAAATCTTTTAATAATATTTCTGAAACAGATAACTCAATTGTTATACATATAAGAAGGGGAAATGTTGTAGAGCACAACCCTAGATGGATAGATGATTCTTTGTATGTTAATTTATTAAAAAATATTCAAACCATAAAAGATAAATATCATATGGAAAACCCAGAAATTATAATATTAACAGATGCTCCAGACGAAGATAAGACATATAAGCCAATAAATAGTGAAGAGGCATTAAAATGGAATCAGCCATATTTACATGCTAACGAAAATGGAGAATATCCCATAAAGTCATTTAACTTTGATATATTGAGAAATGAGTATCCAAATTTAAAGGTTGTAAATAATCTTGGAACCTACGAATCTTTTCTTATAATGCTAAGAGCGAAAGTCCTAATTATTTCTAGATCTGCTTTTTCAAAAGCAGCAGGGGTTCTTTCTAAAAATAATGTTATTGCATTAGATAGCGCCTATCATGACTATTTTTCTGGACTATCTGGAATAGTTGACTCCAATGGCAACATATCCTTCACGCAATAACATTATTACTTAGAATATAACTACTTAGGAAATTTAGCCATCCAAGATTTAGTCCTTGGGGTAATGCCCTTCCAAGAAGACCAATCTTCTCCACCATTTGTCATGTAGTATGCAATCTCTGCATTTTTGACGGGATTGAATAGTTCAGCGTTAGAGTCAAGATCAAACTTGGTTCTACGATCAGGACCAAGGGAATCAATCATATTAATTTGGAACATTCCATAAGATGAGTCACCAGTCTTGTGGTTGCCATTAAAAGCCAGTGGTCGCCCATTAGACTCCTTCTTAGCCACTGCCCAAGCAACTACAAGGTCTTTACCCTTGAAGCCTACTAACGAAAGCAGTTCCTTTAGTTCCAAATCAGTTAGAGAAACCTTGTTCTCAAAACTCTCTAGTTTTTTTGCTTTAGAAACCAAAAAAACCTCTTTCGAGGCGGGTTCTAATGTCTGAGCCTGTTCAAG